TACGAATTCGTTGAGTTTGCTCAGAAGGAGTAATACGCAAAGCACTAGCCATGCGATTAGCTACAGGCTGAACAGCTTGTTGCGTTGTTTGAGCAACTTCCCGAACAACTGGTTGTGAAGCCCCTACCATACGAGCATAGCTAGGCAACATTCCTGTAGTTGGTATTACGGGTGGCAATTTAGCTTCGCCAGCAAACTGACTTACATCTTGCAAAAACTCTTGAGCTACAGGGCTAGAAGGCGTATAGGTCATGCGTCTAGCCAAATCGGTAGCAGCTTGTTGCCCTACTTGTGTGCCTTGTGCTGTGCCAAATTCAGGGCTTGTGGCTGATTTATACACACCGTATGCAGAGCTTACAGGGCCAGCAACCGCAGCAGTAGCGGCAGTTAATGGCACTTCATACAAAGCCTTTACCCTATCCATCATTGACCGTTTAGGTTGCACTTGTGGTGGATTTGGCACTTGACCCACTACTGTTGGCACATCAGTATTGATAATGTTGCCACCCGAAGCAATACCTAAATAAGCATTTGGGTCAAAACCCTGTGCTGCTTGCGGTGCTTGTGCTAAATATTTATCAGGGTCAAACGCCATATTACATTCCTAGACGCTGTTTAATTTGTGCGGAGCGTGGGTCATTAGGGTTAGCATTAGCCCAATTCAAAGCTTGTTGGTCTTGTGTTGATAACATTTTATTAGGTGCTTTTGGCTCTTTACCAACAACATCTTCAATATTTAATTCGTTGCGTTTTGCAATTCCTACATATTCATCACGCTTTGTATTGTATTGACCATAAGCGGTGCTATAAAACTCATTAGATAACTTTCTAAAATCTTCACGCTGAGATGGTGTTAATTTTTGACCAGTTGTAATTAAATTCGCATAGTTGTATAGCTTATCTAAAGCTCCTGTAGCTGACATAGCCATAGCCAGTTCAGATTCACGAACAACGGATGTTGGGTCTAACAATTTCATAAATTTAGTTGCTGCTGCTAGGTCACCAGCAGGAGATTTGGCATCCAACCCCTTATTGATTTGCCCGTAAGCAGATTCAACCTCTTGGAAACCTTTATAAACAGGCTCAGACCTAAAATCGCCACGCAATTTCAAAGTATTATCAAAGCCTTTTTGACCAAGATTTACAGATACATCTGTTTTTCCTGCTCGTTTGTCGGCTTCAATCCGATTGTTTATCAGATTAATTTCGTTTGGCCCCCATGTTGCCGCTTTAGATGGGTCTAATCCAACACGAACTGCAGCAGATTTAACATCGGATGGCAAACTCATTCCACCAGTAGCCATAGGTTCATACTTGCCAGTAGCGAGATTCAGTTGCGATACAGTTTCGCCCTCTTTAACTGTTCTTGGTTTAAGCATTTCTGCGGCTTGTGCTTGTAACCATTTTGGTGCGTATGGGTCGGTAGCAATACTAAATGCTTTACGATAGTCAGGGCCAGTTGCAGGGCTAACCATTTTTCCTTTAACGGTTTCGTAAGTTTCCGTTGGAATATCAGGCTCATATGTAGCTGGTTTACCTTGCATTGCTTCAAAGTATTGTTGCCCCATTTTTTGTTCTTGCTCACGCAATTTTTGAGCTAGTTCAACTGCTGCTTTATCGCCTTTTTCCGCAAGGCGTTGTCCTACAAAAGTTTGTAGTAATGGTGCAGCATATTGAAAAAAACTAGGTGCAACATAACGCCCACTAACCATTTGGCCTGAAGGTTGTTGCATACCCTGTTGCATAAGCAACTGTGCCATTTGTTGTTGGCGGTTTAATTGCTGTTGTTGAGCAAGAATCTCAGGCGGTAAATTGCCGCCTACATTAATGGTTGGTAATGTTGCCATATTAGTTCCTAGTTATTTGGAAGTAATTGACCATAAGCCCCTACTACAGGCATATTCTGAATTGGCTGATATTGGTCTTGACCCATAATTTGCGTTGGCACTTGTCCTTGACCGCCATAACCGTAAACATTTTCTGCACCGTATTTTTTCATAGCATCTTGAGCGTTAGCATAGGGGTCAGATTTTTGCCCTTTGCGTAGCATCATTGCCATCATTAAAGGATTCATACCACCGCCTTGTGCGGTTTGCCCTGCTTGTTGAGTTAATCCTTGAGCCTGTTGCATCGCAGCGTTTTGCATAGCTTGTTGATTAGCTATGTTTTGAAAATACGGATTTAACCCGCCTAAATCTTGGGTTTGTGGCATCTGCATAATGTATGGGTTATTTGTCATCATGGTATTAATCCGTAATCTACGACTTTATAGCCGTCATCAAGTGTTTTAACTGCATATGGGAATACTTGCTCTACTTCGTCAGCCATAACGCCAACATGAACGCCATGACCAGCATAGTCACGGTCTTTAAACTCATCTTTGTATTCAAAACTGTATAAGGTCAAGCCATTATTCATAACGCCAATCGCCTTTACATTCTCTTTAGTGCGTGGGTCGCACATAGCCATAATGCCTGCACCACCAAGCCCAAATAAACCTTGATTGAGGTTAGCTTGTGCGGCTTGTTTGGCGTTAAAGTCACCCATTGCAGCGTTGTATTGCATACCCGCAGCACCTAATAAATCAGGGCCAGCCGTTGTTGCTTGTTGAGCAGAATTAACAAACTGTGGCCCTTGCACTTGAGCACCAGTACGCACCGCAGATAGAGTGTTTAATGGTTCATTACGCAAATAGGCTTGTTCTTGTAGGGCAGATTGACGGGCTTGCTGACCAACGCCAAAGCCTTGTGTGGTAGCGGCAGCCAATAGGTCATTTTCACGCTGTGCCTGTTGCATCATGGCACGGTCATACGCTTCCGAACCAATATCAATACCTTTATTAGCTAATTGCTGTTGTAAGGCTTCACGATTTTGTTGTAATTGTGGGGCAAGCCTTTGCATATAGGCTTCTTGGTATGTTTGGCTAGGATTAAACCCTGTGCTTGGTAATGCACTTACATCAAACGGGGTTTGGAGCATTTGCTCAACATAACCCAATCCTTGACCAGCTAATTTGCCTAAACCTAGACTTGCTTGATTTTGGTAGTCTAAAAGTTGTTGTTGGGCAGGGCTTAAAGTCTGTGTAGCAGTCCAAGTGGGGTTGCCATAGGGGTCAGCACCAGTAATCGAATAAGAAAGATTACCGTAAGGTGTTACTTGATTAACACGGTTTGCTGCTGTTGCCGCTCTTGCTGCATCTAAGTTACCAGCCGCAGTTTCTCTAGCAGCAGCCGAATAATCAGGTGCGGCTGGAGCACTTGGGGCAGGCCCTAATCCTAAAAATCCACCACCACCCATACTATTCTCCCATCCTTGTTTTTAAGGGGCATCGGATGTTGAGAAACCGACACTCCTCTTTACGCATTGCCATAATTACCAAATCCCCTTCCATGTGGGCATCAGGTATTTCAGCTACAACCTTAAAGCCCAAATGTCGGTTTAACTTTAGGGCATCCGTGTTATCAGCACAGATTTGCCCTAGTATAACGCTAAGTCCTAGTTTATTAAAGGGGTAATCAAATACCGCCCATATAAAATCCTTACTTGCCCAATGGTCACCAACGCTACCAATGTGTATCTCACACGCCTTTGGCATGAAGTTTGTATAGCCAGCGACAGCCACTAAATTGCCGTCTTTTAATTGACCAATACATTGGGTGGTTTCAGGTAGGGGAAAGTTCAATATCCGTACCAGCCATTCCCCCAAATATTGCTGGTTTTCAGTAGTAACTGTTCTCACCTACAATACACCCCCTGCTTCCATAACATAGTCGGTTGATGCCCAATGAAACTCAATGCCTTGCGATGCCACATTTAGGCTTACTGAGCCTGCGTAGCCAATTCCTGTAACACCTTGCCAAAACTTAGTCACAACTAGGTTTCCACCCCAATTTGCGTCATCCCAAAGGGCTGTATCCCACACCCCAATATCAAGGGTTTGTGGGTTAAATCCTATTTGGCTAGTTAATGGCACGGTGTCAAAATCAGTAGAAATACCGCATAAAACCGTAGGTAATCCGTTGTCGGTCTGTAGGATGGGGCGAACCATCGTAAAGCGTTTTAGCTGACCTCTGCGGTCAAAGTAAGAATAAGCCTGTTGCACAAAGCCGTTAATATTTTGAGAATCATCGGCAAAACTGTCGTAAAAACGAGCTACATAGCCGTTTCCACCAAAATACATATCGTCACCGCTTAGTTCCCAACAATTAGCCAAAACATCGGTAAAGCGTGACCATGACTTTGTAATATTGTGCATTACATACTGTTCTGAGCCACCAGTTACAGGCACATTCAAAATCAGCATATTGTATTTGGCAAAGTAATTCATCTGCCAACCGTAGTTGGATGCGTAAGTATCAGCCGCTTGGCTAATGGCGTAGAAAATCTTGTCAGTAATGTTGACACGGGGGTCTAAACGGGTAGATTGCAAGCCTGCCGATAGGGGTACAAGCCCATCTTCGGTCAAAATTAGCATATCGCCACCAAATTTAAATACGCATTTACGGGCAAAAGTCTGTCCGATGTTCCAAAGACCTACCAAAGACCAATCATTTGGGTCGGAAGGGTCAGAACCCTTGTAAACAGCGACTTCTCCGTTACTTGTAATGAAGGCGGCTAGGTCATCAACGCCATAACCAGCGTCAATAGTCCATGTTCCCATCGCTTGTAGGTAGCCACCCTTCTTAAAAATACCACCAAGCGGGAATTTGGTTGCTGCACCGTTAATCGAATCAACAGGCAAATACCAAAAATCTAAGGAATTCTTCTGTACAAAATAAAGTCGCTCTTTAAAAAGGTTTACATAGGCAAATGTATTGGAATTTACCCCTGTTACATAATAATCAATGGTGTAAGTACCTACGGTTGTGGCATCTCCGCTTGGTGCAGTAGCCATTGTGTAAGTAAAAGTCGTTGCACCCGTGACTGTAATGCGATAAGTGCCGTTAAATTCGGCTGGAATTGCTCCTGCAACCGTCACCGTATTGCCAGTTATCAGGTTATGAGCCGATGCAGTCGTTAAAGTGGCAGTTAAATTGCCTGTGCCACCCCTAGTAATTGTAGAAATGGTCTGTGCTGTATTGGTTGTGGCACTTCTTGACCATCGTGTACCATCATAAACGACCATTGGGTCAACACCGTTGACAGCAGGCATAAACGAACCACCAGCCGTAGTAATAATGGCATGAATCCATTTACCATCGGTATTACCAGTAAGGCTTTGGGTTGCCGTAGAAGTGCTTACATCCCAAATCGTATTTGTAGTTGAACCAAACAGCTTATTAGTGGTTGGGCTACTGTAATTCATTAGCGACAATACTTCGCCAGTAATGCCTGTAGATACTTTTGTGTAACCTTTTCTAAGCGTTACATCCGTAGGTGTAGGAAAGAAATTGACCATCTGAACCGCATCTAATTGGTTCATTTCTGCCAAAGAATCCCTTGCGTTCCACCCCCCAATAGGGGATGGCAAGGAAGCAGTCATAGCCCTTCTTTGCTGTGGTACTGCCATAATTAAGTTCCGTAGCCCGTATCGGGGATGTTAGCGTAACCAATAAGCACTTTGGTCGGGTAAGGTGCAAACGATAGATTTGGAGCACCTTTGTCGTTGGCTTTGGCTACATTCAAATAACGGAAATAGTCTTGTTGCAACGCAGTAGTATCAAACGACTTAATTTGGAAGTATTTAAGCTTTGTGCCTAGCACCATAATCGTATCGTCAAATATGGTTGTGTCGGTATCGGCAGTAAAGCTATTCTTTACTTGGTCGGTTGCACTTCTAGCCCATCCCTTAGAACGGTACTCAAAGCCTAAATACTCTTTTGTGTTATATGGTGGCCAAATTTGGAACTTATTGCCTAGAATACGCCACCTAATGCGTGGGCCTGTTGAGATATAACCTGACTTTAGCCATTGCCATTGTTGGGCATCTTCAGGGCCTAACATCTGCCAATGCTTTGTCTTATCCCAATGGGTGTTGTCCGTAATGTTCTCAAAGTCGGCAGGCAACGGGTATTTGGTCTGTGAAAAGGTAAAAGTCACGCCCGTGTATGTACCACTAGCCAACTGGCTCATTACGATGGTGGAAGTCGTGCCGTTAAAGGTCACGCTTTGCACATAGGTATCTTGGTTGATGCCCGTGCCTGTAATCGAATAATTACTATTCAGGGCGGTAGCGTTGCCAGTAACAATGATGTTATAGCTGTTCTCGCTGACCGTATCGCCTACAAAGGTCACGGTATCGGTATAAAAACGATACTCCAACTCCAAGCCTTGCCAATCATGCTCTTTGACCAAATCGTATCCAGTACGGTTCATCAAAGCCAATACTTGCTGAACATCCTGATTGGTGTTTCCAGCAACATAGGTGGGTACTGCAAGGTTTAATTCAGCCGTTACTTGCTGAACCAGTTGGAGCATCGTTGATGACATATCAGACTTCCTCTACGACTTTTGGTTTACGAGTTCGTGTTTTCTTTTCACCAACTGCCGCAAGTATAGCCGCCATTTGCTCTTGCATTTGTGCGAGCTTCGCATCAGTTTCAGCCTTGATTTTAGCATTTTCCATCTCTTTTTGGGCAAGTTCTTGCTTTAACTGATTAATTTCTTCGGCTCGCTTACTCGCTTCTGCGGTTTCTTCGGCAAGATTTAGGAAGGTTTTAGCCTTATCCCTAAACGCATGGGGTGACATACCCGCAATCATGCCAATACGCTGAAGCTGTAAATCCGATGCGTTAGCAATCGATTCTACGGTCAGAAACTTAATGGCTCGTAGTTCTTGGGCTTGGCTTTGGCTAATTAAAGGCCATTGTTCTACAGGCGTACCGTGTATCTCGCTTGAGGAATCTTGACTAGCCTGATATTGCAACCATTGGCGTGGGAAACGCTGTTTATGGCTTTCCTGTGCGTAAGTGTCAATTTCGGTTAGATTATCCCCTGCGACCATAATGCGTACAAAGTCATAGTCCTTGTAGATTGGTCTGCCTGCTTCGTTTGTTTCATGTTCTAGCTTGACGGCTCGTTTATAAAACTTGACCGCTAGGCGTGAATCTGCATCTTGGGTATCGCTATCAATCATAAAATCTCCTAAGTGGTTAGAAGTACAACGGTTAAAGAAAAAGGGCTACCCCGATTAAAGGATAGCCCCTTGTTTTTACTACAATTTTTGATTAAACGCTAGTTTTTCCAAACCAACCATAATCACCCGAAACCATTGATTCGGCAGGGGCGATATATGTACCACCAGTTGCGGTAGCCGCAAAAGTGGTCGTATTAATCGAAACATCGGTTGCACCAGCAGCAATCGTGCCGCCAGCTTTAGCGAATACATAACGCAAACCATCAGAACCAAAAGTTTGTGAGCCGAGTGGGCCAAAACTTGGGATTCCAATAACGGTTGTGCCGTTGGTGTATTCAAAGGATTCAGGCGTAATGGTTTCTAAATCAACGCCTGCGATAGGGAGTACTGAATAAGCCATGATTATTTCCTTTTTCCAAATTAGGTGGTCAAAATACCTTGCAACTGTGCGTTGCTGGTTGTAAGATTGCCAGCCCAGCCCATGAGCTTCACGATAGCGTCTTGATTTATAGCTTGACGCTCACCACCGATAGGTACGAAGTTACGCTCTTTGTGTGGGCGGAAGAAGATGTAATTGGTGTTCAAGAGATACATATAGTTTGCGTTCTCTTGGTTACCAATACCACCACCGAGTACTACATCAGCAGATGTACCGCCACCGTAGAACTTCAAGGATGCGAAACCAGCCGCACCGCTTTCTTCGGTAGTAATACGCTGAATAGCTTGCAATGCACCTACGAAATACTGATATGCGGTGTTACCAGCAATGTAAAGGTCAGCCTTGTCAGTTCCACGAATCTGCTTGATAGCAGCTTCGGTCATTTTTGCCAAAGTGTTGCTAGAGGTCAAGCCTGTGGTTACTTGGTTCTGCCAAAAAGACCAGTTTGCACGGTTAATACCACCGTATGTGCCAGTTGTGGGGGAAGTAGAAACTGCGGCAGCTAGACCGTCAATGTTCTTACCACCGTTACCAGTTCCGTCACCATACAGGTCACCAGAAATGCGGTTCAAAAGGCGAGCTTCAGAAACTTGCATACGGCCATCTAACAGGTCAATGATTGCTTCTTTGCTTGAGTTTTGGAGCATTTCCAAACCGCTCATCGTTACGGCAGCAGCGTACTGAGCAATCTTGAACTGAGCAGCCGAGATTGGGCTATCAGGAGCAATGTTCAGAACTTCGTAACCGCTATACGAGTTAGCGTTGTTGGTGTTGGGGT